GGCATGGCCCTGCGCGACTGGCGCTACGTCGTCCGCATCGCGAACATCGACGTGTCCGACCTCACGACCGACGTGACGAAGCTGAAGGCGCTCGTCGGCCTGATGATCCAGGCGTCCGAGGTGATCCGCTCGTCCGGCATGGGCCGCGCCGCGTGGTACATGAACCGCAACACGGCCTCGAAGCTGCGCACCGCGATCCTCGAAAAGGTGGGCCTCAACCTCACCTGGGAGACCGTGGCCGGCAAGAAGGTTATGCTTTTTGATGGCGTGCCAATTCGCAGGATCGAGCAAATTTTGAACACCGAAGCAAGAGTTGTTTAGGCTATAGTTGGTTTGTCCAAGTATAGCTGAAGTTTCTCGCCAAACTCCTTGGGAGAAAATCCCAAGGAGAATATAACACCCTCCACCATGTTGCATTTTTGGCAGAGAATACCTCTAGGGCGACCTGTAACATGATTATGATCGGCATGAAGACGCAGAGTGGAGGCGCAGATAGCGCACTTTCCGCCCTGTTTTTTCATGGCGTAATCGTAGTCCTCTTGCGTAAAATTGGTATTTCTCTTCCTGGCGTATGCAACTCTCCAAAGCCTGTCGCGCTCTTTCCGCGCTTCGGCTGTCGCTTCCCGCTCGCGCTCCCGCGCCTCTTTGGCGGCGACCCGATCGGGGGTGTACCAAGCGGCTTTCTTCTTCGCGACGTGAATAGCATGCTCTTCAGGCGTGCGCTCGCGTTTCGCGATTTTACCGGCGGCCCGGCGCGCGTGGTATCGTTCGCGCTCTGCCTCTTTCGCCTCGGCGGACTGGCGCTTTGCCTTCCGCTTTGCTACCTGTTCCGGGCGCGCGTTGTACTCACGGTACCGCTCGCGCTCTGCCTCAAGGTTCTTGGCTCTGCGCTCTCGCATGGACGCAAGACGACGCTCCCACTGCTCAGGGGTGCATTCGGACTTAATCATTCGACGGAGTTCTCCTACCGCTCCGTCGTACATATCTAACCTAGGCGAGGCCAGTCAAGCCATGATTCTTTCCAAGCAGGACGAATTCTCCGACCGTCAGGTCATCACCGCCACCGCCGCGTCGGTGAACCAGCTGGACATGGGCCCGCCGGCCTATACCGGGAACAGCGTCGGAACGGATCGCGGCGGCCAGATTTTCTTCGACGTGTTCACCGACTTCACGGCGGCGGGTGCGGCGACGCTCACGGTGTCCGTGCGCTCGGCCGACACGGCCGACATGGTCACGGGCGTGACGATCCACTCGACCTCCGCGCCGATCCCGGTCGCGTCCCTGAAAAAGGGCATCTCGCTGCGGTCGCAGAACCTCCTGGCCCGCGTGCCCGAGAACGCCAAGCGCTACGTGGACCTCGTCTACACGGTCGCCAACGGCCCGTTCACGGCCGGTGCGCTCTCGGCCCGCCTGACCAACGGCCTGCCCAACAGCGTCGGCGCCTAAGCGCCCACGCCGCCCGAACCCGCCGCCCTGCCGGCTAGAGACCCGAGGACACAGACATGAGCGATCAGCGGCAGAAGCAGGCGGACGAGGCCCGCGCCAAGGCCCGCGAGGCGGCCGAGAAGTCCGGCGTCCAGGCGGCGAAGACGCAGGGCAAGGACGAGCGCGGCGTCGAGGAGCAGGCCATCGGCGCTCGGCAGGACCCCGAGGACCTCGCCCGCGACACCGCTGCCATGCAGGGCCGTTCCGGCGTCGAGGGCCTCGACCCGTCCGAGCCGAAGGACACGCTCATCGCCAGCCCCGGCGCGCAGTTCGATCCGGCCGCTGTCCCCCGCACGCCCGGCACGGGCATCACGTCCGCGCCGCTCGGACAGCCGGTCCCGCTGTCGCTGACGGCGAACCAGCGCACCCCGGACCCGTACGAGTTCGAGGATGGCGAGAGCACGGTCTGGGGCAAGGACGAGCGCACCGGGAAGGTGATCCGGCCCCGCACCTATCCGGAACTGGAGAACCAGGACGTGCTGGTGATCAAGTCCGCGTACTATCAGGACGCGATCCGGAACGAGGGCGAGATCATTCGCGGCTACAGCGGCCCGCTGGCCTCGTGGATGCAGCCCCTCGACAGTCGGGGCCAGGAAATCCCGCGCAACCGCTTCAAGGTCGCCTGAGGCCGGCGCGACCGGTACGGGAGTAAAACGAACGAGGGCGAGACGTGGCAGCTTCCGATATCGAAATCTGCAACCTCGCCCTCGGGCACCTCCGCCAGAACACCATCACCGCGTTCGGCAATCAGAGCCCGGCCGCCAAGCAGTGCGCCATCTTCTATCGGCAGGCCATCGACACGGCGATCCGCGCCTTCGACTGGCCGTTCGCCCGCTCCTACGCCGCCGGCACTCGCGCTGACGTAGCGTGCCCGCCGGGCTGGAGCTACGCCTACGAGACCCCCGCCGATTGCCTGTGCCTGCGCGAGATCGCGCGGCCGAACCGGCTCGACCCCATCATCCCGTACCACATCGCGCGCGTCGCCGGCCGCTCGGTCGTGTTCACGAACTGCGCGACGCCCGTGTTCCGGTACTCGGCCCGCGTCACCGATGTCGCAGACTATGACGTGGCGTTCGTGGAGGCCGCCGCGTACACGCTGGCGATGGCGCTCGCGATGCCGCTCACGGGCAAGGTGTCGCTCGTGGACGCGATGCGGAAACTCGCGGCCGGCGTTGTGACGCAGGCACAGGTGGACGCGGCAAACGAGGATACGAACGACATCGGCGACGACCCGGTGCCAGACTGGCTGAGTGTGCGCGGCATCCCGAACGTGACGCGCGAGGCGCGGGCGCAGGGCGCGCTGTCGGGCTATGGCGGCCCGCTGCACGTTTTCTACCTGCCGAACGAGAGCGGAGCGCCCGCACCGTCGATCCTGCCGCCCGCGCCGTCCCGCCTTGAGGCCGCGTACATCCCGGGCTTGACCGCGCCGCCCGAGCCGCCCATGCCGATCTTGGGTAGTTCGGACTTCACCGTCGCGGTCGATGGCGGCGAGGAGGGGTACAACGGCCCGGCGGACAGCGAGCAGGAGTTCGAGGCGCTGATGGCGCTCATGGTGGACGGCGGGCAAGAGGGCTTCTCGTAGTGGCTGACATCACCCTCAACGAAATCCGGCTGCGGCGGTCATTCGATCCGGGGTACCGTCCGGGCATGGCCGGGTCCGAGGCGCTGAAGCCCGGTGAGCCGTTCGTGAACTTCGCGGACAACGTGCTGTGCCTCGGCACGCTCAATGGGGCGTTCGTGGAGTTGCCGCTGTTCTCGGAAGGGTTCGGCGGCACGCTCGCGAGCCGTGGGTACGCGACCATCGAAGGCGCCCTGCCCAGCACGGACGTGCCGATCTACGGCACCCCTGCCGGCCCCGTGACGGGCGAGAAGTTCGCAGGCTCCCCGTTCCAGTTCTACAGCGTCGGCGGCTACGTGCCCGGCCCGCATTGCTACGCACAGAACATCTTCGCGATGCGGACGCGCCGCGATCACACGGCCCAAGAGCAGGGTCTCGCGATCCAGATGATCAACGACACCGGCAAGCCGCCGGCAGGCGCGTCGTCTGGCGACATCAACAACGGGAAGTCGGCGTTCACCATTGCCACGCGCGTCGAGGCCGGCGGCGGCAACTCGTGGGGCGCGGCCATCGCGCAGGACATCGGGCCCAACGTCGGGACCGGCTTCTTCGCGACCATCGAGTTCGACACGAACAACTTCAACGCCAGTTCGCAGCCGGGCTCCGGTCCGCAGATTGTGGGCATCTTCTCGAACACCTACTCGACGTTCAAGAAGCTCGCCATGTTCTGGGCGACCGGGTTTGTGCCGACGCCCGAGAGCCCGCGCGCGCAGCGGTATTGGCACTACGGCCTGTTCTTCCAGAGCCCGAACCTGATCGAAGAAGCCGTGGTGCAGATCGACTGTCCGGCGCGGCGCGGCATCATGTTCGGGGCCGTCGATGTCGGCGTCTGCTTCGACACGTCCCTCGCGAACACCGCCACCGCGCTCAAGGTGAAAGAGGGACAGGCGATCCAGTTCGGCGACAGCTATGACCTCTATGTGGCGAACGCTCGGCTGTACGTCCGCCGCCGGTCGGACCTGACGAACATCGCATCCGTCGACGCGAACGGGACGATCCGGGCGCTGGGACCCATCCTCGGGAGCACGACGCCGTAATGCCGAAGAAGCTTCAGGCGTCGTTCACGGGCGGCGAACTCGACCCCAAGCTCCACGCTCGCGTCGATCTGGCGAAGTACGCCACAGGAGCGGCCAAGCTCACGAACTGGATCGTGCACCCCTACGGCGGCGCGTCGAACCGGCCAGGTCTGGAGTTCGTGGCGGCGTGCGGCGGGTCGGCCACGACGGTGCGGCTCGTAGAGTTCCAATTGTCCCCGAACGATACGTGCGTGCTGGAATTTGGCGACGGCTACATGCGCGTGCTGCGCCAGGGCGCGCTCATCATGAAGAACGGGCAGCCTTACGCTCTCGAAACGCCGTACAGCGCGGAGATGGTGAAGGGCCTGCGGTTCGAGCAATCGAACGATGTCCTGAAGATCACCACGCAGTTGAACAAGCCGCAGAACCTGTCCCGGTTTGCGAACGACGACTGGCGGCTCTCGGACATCGTGGTCACGCCGCAGATCGCGGCGCCGAACGACCTCATCGGCAAGGCGAACGACCGGCCCCTGGCGACGGACGGAAGCGAGGCGCGCTACAACGCCCCGAGCACGTATACGGTCACGTCCATCGACGCCCAGACCGGCCGAGAGAGTGCCCCGTCGTCGTACGTGACGGTCCTGAACGACCTGTCCTTGCGCGGGTTCAACAACGAGATCGCGTTCACGAAGGTCGAAGGCGCGAGCGCGTACAACCTGTACAAGCAGGACAAGACGATCTTCGGCCTCATCGGCACGCTGTATCAGGACCAGCCGCCGGGCGAGGACGGGCGGATCGCGTATCAGGACGCGAACGTGACGCCCGACACCTCGAACGGCGTCCCGAAGCAGAACGACCCGTTCAACGGGCCGGGCAACTGGCCGCGCGCCTCGGCGTACTTCCAGCAGCGCGTCGTGCTGGGTGGTCCGGCAAGCAGGCCGAACCGGATCAACCTCTCGCAGTCCGGCGACTTCGACAACTTCAACACGTCGTTCCCGACGCGGGACAGCGACGCGATCGCGTTCGCCCTCGCCGCTCGCCAGCGCCAAGACGTGCTGTTCTTCATCGCCGTCGAGGACCTGATCGTGTTCACCACGTCGGGCGAGTGGCGCGTGCGCGGGAACGACCAGGGCTCGATCACGCCGAACGCCGTCGATGCCCGTCAGCAGTCGTCGTATGGCTGCGCCGAGAATGTGCAGCCGCTCATCGTTCAAGACGACATCGTGTTCGTCCAGGCGAAGGGCCAGACGGTGCGATCAATTGCGTACGACTTTGGGCAGAACAAGTATCGGGGTGTGAACCTGTCCCTGCTTGCCGGCCACCTGTTCGAGGGGCGCACCATCGTCCAGATGGCGTACGCGCAAGTACCGCATTCGACCATGATGTTCATTATGAGCGACGGCGTTGCTTTGTCGTTCACTTACCTGAAGGACGAGGAAGTATGGGCATGGTCGCCCCACGGGACGGACGGCGTTTTCGAGAGCGTCGCCGCCGTCGCCGAAGGTGAGGAGGACGTGTTCTATTTCGTCGTTCGCAGAGAGGTTCAAGGTCAGCAGGTCAGGTATATCGAGCGTCGTCGGTCGCGCAGAATGGACCACGTCTGGCAATCGTTTTTCGTGGACAGCGGGTTGCAGTACATCGGCCCGCCGACGATGAGTGTATCTGGCATGGGGCACCTTGAGGGCCGGCAAGTGTCAGGCACGGTGAACGGTCGCGTCGTCCAGGGCCTCACGGTCGTGAACGGTCGGGTAGACCTGCCGTTCGCGGGCGAGGTCGTGACGCTCGGGCTCTACTATGGCTCCGAGCTTGAGACCCTTGATCTCGACGTGGGGAACGTGTCCCTGAACGGCGAGTTGCGGAACATCCAGAAGATCGTCGTTCACGTCGAGAAGACGACAGGGCTGCTCCATACGGCGACCGGGAACGACGGCCTGTATGGGCACGAGGTGCGCACCGACGAGGGCGAAGAGGCGCCCGGCGGCCTGTTCACCGGCTCGTACGAAGCGAAGGTCGACGGCGACTGGAACAACAATGGCCGGATGCGCTTTATCGCTGCCCTTCAGCCTGCTACCATCCTCGCCGTAGTTCCTCAATTCGAGGCGGGGGGAGATGCAGAATGAGTTGGTCGTTCGGCCTGCTGATGCTGATGATGTTGCTCTTTTTGCTGAACGCCTACGCGACGTGGACGTTCGCGAAATCGCGGCAACTTCGCTTGCGTCGCCTGATGTCGCAATCGCCCGATGCCTCGTCGCCTCTGACCGGACATGGGTCGGGCTCCTCGACGGGGAGCCTATGTTTGTATCGGGAATATCCCGTGCCAACTTCATGTCGGCCCGTAGGGCTCCATGGCTCCTCGGTACGCCCCTGATCGACACGCGCCCCCGGCCGTTCCTGCGATACACGCGGGCGGCCATGCCGGGCTTGCTGGCGGCGTATCCGTGGATGGAGAACCACATCGACGCCCGGTCAACCCGCACGATTGCGTGGCTGCGGTGGCTGGGTTTCGTGATACATGAGGCAAAGCCCTACGGCGCGCTCGGTCGCCCGTTTCACAAGTTCTCGATAGGAGCGCCCGTTGTGTGAGATCGCGACCCTCTCGGCCATCGCCGGCATCGTCGGGACGGGCGTGTCGGCGCTCGGCGCGATCCAGCAGGGGCAGGCTCAATCGAACGCAGCGAAGTATCAGGCCGCCGTGGACCGGAACAACTCGATCCTGGCGCAGCGGGCGGCGGCCGACGCCGTCGAGCGCGGCAAGGAAGCCGAGGCGACGCAGCGCAGGAAGACGACGATCACGCTCGCCCGTCAGCGCGCGGCGGTCGCGTCGAGCGGCATCGAACTCGACACGGGCTCGCCGCTGGACATCCTGGGCGATACGGCGCAGTTCGGCGAACTCGACGCGCAGACGGTGCGCGGGAACACGGAGCGCGAGCGGCTGGGATACGAGGCGCAGGGAAGCAACTTCCGCGCCTCTGCCGGCCTCAACGACATGAAGGCGTCGAGCGCGAAGACGGCCGGGCTGATCGGCGGCGCGTCGTCGTTGTTGTCGGGGGCCACGTCGGTTGCCGGCAACTGGTACAAGATGAAGTAGGGCGGCCACTCATGGCGATCCAAGTTCCAGCCGTCACGAACCGCAGCGTCCAGACGGAGCGCGCGCCGAACCAATTCCAGAGCGACGCAGGCGCGACGCCGGATGCATTCGGGGCGTCGGAGGGGCGTGCGCTCCAGGGGCTTGGCAGCGCGGCCATGCAGGGCGCGAGCGTCCTGAACGAGGTGGCGCAGCAGCGGAAAGCCGAGGACGACACGCGGACCGTGCTGGCGGCCACGAACAGCCTTCAGGATCGCAAGCGCGAGTTCGATTACGGCAAAGACGGCCAGGGCGGCGAACTCGCGCGCCAGGGCCTCGACGCGCTTGGCGGAGAGCAGCGCACGGTCGAGTTCTTCAAGACGGCCACGGCGGACATCGCCTCGAAGCTGACCGACCCGAAACAGAAGCTCGTGTTCGACAAGGTGGTCTCGCAGCAGCGTGACGCGAGCCTCGACACCGTGGCCCGACGTGCGGCCGACGAACGGATTAAGGGCGCGACGACGGTCGCCAAGACCACGCTCGACAACGCGCTGAAGGCCGCTGTCGATGTCGCGAACGATGACAAGACCGCCGATGCACAACTGAACCTCGGGCTCGCGGCGATCCGCTCGAACATCACGGGCCAGCCGAAGGAGGCCGTCGAGGCGGCGGCGACAGAGTTCCGGTCGCAGTTGCAGACACAGCGGATCGCGCGCGTCGCGGTGGACAGTCCCGTTCAGGCCGCCGCGATGTACGAGCGCCTGAAGCCGCAGATCGCAGGGGCCGACCACATCAAGGTCGAGAAGCTGCTTGAGCCGATGCGCGCCCGGCAGGAAGGGCAGGCGGTCGCCAGCGAGATCACGGGCGCGCCCGGCCCGGCGACGCGACAGGTGGCCGCCGTGGCGCTGGCGACCGCGCCGCCGCTGGTGCGCGCGATTGGCGGCGTCGAAAGTTCCGGAAACCCGAATGCGGTGTCCCCGAAAGGCGCGGCCGGGCTGTTGCAGGTCATGCCTGACACGGCGCGCGAGATATCTCAGAAGCGCGGAGATGGGCTGATCCCGCCGGACGCAACCGACGCGCAAGTGCGTACGATCCTCGCGAACCCTGAGATTGGGATCACGTATGGAACAGACTATCTGCGGACGCAGCTTCAACGGTTCGGCGGCGACGTGCCGACCGCGCTCGTGGCGTACAACGCCGGGCCCGCCGTGGCGGAGCGCTGGCTGAAGGAGCGCAAGGGGCCGAACGACCTCTCATCCCTGCCGGCAGAGACGCAGGCGTACGTCCCCAAGGTTCTGTCCCGGCTGGCGGACGCGCAGGGCGGCGGCCCGACCGAAGGTGGCGGCAAGCCTGACGTGTTCAACACGGTGCGCATGGGCGCGCTGCCCCCGCCCGGCCAGAAGATGACGGCCGAAAACTGGAGCCTGAAGTTCTACAAGCCCGCCGATCTCCTCGCGCCGACTGGCGGCGGGCGGCAGATCGATGCGCGCGCCGCGACCATGGCCGACACGCTGGGAGCCCAGTTCTTCGAGAAGACGGGCATCCGCATCGGCGTGAACGATGTGAACGACAATCCCGGCACGGCGGGTAAGCGGCGCGGGGCGAGCGACCCCGGCGATAATCCGCATGTCTCGGACAGCCAGCACCTCCACGGGCGCGCGTTCGACTTCCAAATTCAGGGCTTGAACGACGCGCAAAAGGCGCAGTTCCTACAAATCGCGCGTCAGGTCGGTTTCTCGGGGGTGGGGTTCTATGAAGGAAAGTCCGGGCACATCCACTTGGATACGGGCAAGCCGCGCTCGTGGGGAACGATGCCCAAATGGGCCGGCGGCGCCATGGCTGTCCCGGCGCTCGGGGCCTCGGATATGGCAGTCGCGCCCACTCTCGGCGGGCTTCCGGTTCCCGCCTCGATGCGTGCGGCTGCGGGCGGAACGGCTACGGGCGCGGCGCGACCTGTCAGTGGCGGCCCTGCTGGAACGGGCACTTCTTTCCTCCCCCCTGCACTGACCGCCGACGCCCGCGATCTCATCGGCACGCCGACGTCCACGGTCTCGTCCGTGGCGGCCGGGGCGTCGTTCGGGCCCGGCCAGACCGGCGGCATGGTCCCGGCGCCGGTCGCGTCCTCGATCCGCCTACCAGACGATTTCGACGCGCAGGCGTGGCGCGACGCCGTGGCGACCGATCCGCGCCTGGACAGCCCGGCGAAGCAGTCGGCCGCCCGTGCCGCCGTGGAGCGCGAAATCCGCGCTCGCGAGGGACAGAAGAAATCCGCCCTGCGCGACCTGCGCTCGGAGGCGATCCGCACCGTCCAGGGAGGGAAGGGCTCGGACGACCTGCCGCCGGAAATCTACTCCGCGCTGCTGGAGGCCGACCCGAAGTTCGTCACCGACACCCTGCCGGCGATGGAGGACCGGATCAGGAAGCGGGCCGATAAAACGGACCCCCTCGCGTACCATGAACTGACGCGGATGGATGATGCGCGGTTCGCCGATCTCGACCTGACCGCCTGGATTTCGCGCCTGTCTCAGGCCGATTTTCAGAAGTTCAGCGACCGCCAGAAAGCGGCGGGGAAGGCCACGGCCGAGGACGCGAACCGCTGGGACGGCATTCAGACCCGACAGGCGCTCGCGAACAACGCGCTGAAGTCCGCCGGCATCTTCCCCGACAAGGACGACGCCGAGGCGAACCGCCGGGCCGGCATCTTCTACGGGCGGCTGGACACGGCGGTGGCCGCGTTCAAGGCCGAGAACAAGCGGGAGATGAAGCCGGCAGAGTTGCAGGAGACGCTCACGAACCTCCTCACGCCGATCAACGCGGGCGACTGGACGGGCAAGACGCAATATCTGTTCGAGCAGGGCACGGCGAGCGAGAACCAATTCCGGCGCGCGAACCAGCTGCCCCTGGTCGGCACCACGGGGAACGTCGCCCCGGCGCGCAAGCTTGAGGAAATCCCGCAGGCGAGCCTGCAAACGCTGCTGGACAACCACACTGCCATGCGCGGCGTGGCGCCGACCCCGGCGCAGGCGATGCAATTTTACAACGATGGCGTGGCCCTGGAGACCGGGCGCGACCCGAAGCCGGACGGCCCGACGCGCACGGAGATCATCTCCGTCCTGCGCCGGAAGTTCGGCGCCTCGATCCAGACGGACGCCTCGCGTTCCGCCGAGTTCGAGGCTAAGATACAGGACACGTACAACCGGACGCTCCGGTCTCTCCTGACGCCCAAGCCGGCCGCAACGTCTGCTCCGGTGGCGATCCCCTTCTGAGGTACACCATGGCAGGCATGTTCGACGCGGCTGTTGACGAGATTGCAGCCGGCGAGGACAAGGCCGCCCGCGCCGCCGCGCCGGGCTCGACGCTGGAGCCGCCGGCCCCGGCCGCGCCGCAGAACCCCGGCGACGTGCTGCCGGGCCTGCCGGCCGACCTCGCCACGCCCGCGCCAGCGCCGATGCTTCCCGGCCCGGCGCAGGACCTCGCGCCCGCCGCCACGCCTGTCCAGACTGCGCCGGACGCCCGGGGCATGTTCGATGCTGCGGTGGAGGAGATCGCGACGGAGGATGCCGGGCGGCTGTCGTCGGCCTTGGAGACGGCCCGCACGCAGGACCCTGTGCGCTACACGGAGGCCGCCCGAATTGCCGAACGCGATGGCCTGCCCCTTGAGTTCGTTACGCAGAACCTTGACGACCTCAAGACGCGCGCCACCGCGAACGACATGCGGAAGAGCTTAGAGGCAAGCCCGCGCCTGAAGCAATGGTTTCTGACGGGCGACAACGCGAACACGGTCAAGCTGGACGACCTACACAAGCTGTCCGGCCTCGGGTGGCTGATGGAGGCGACAGGGGCGCAGTGGTCGGACGGGTGGAGCCAGCGCCAGTCGGCGGACATTCGCTACCGCCAGATTTTCGGCCGGGCCAGCGCGGAGGAGATCGCGCGCGCCGACGTGGCCGACCGGGCTGAGAAGCGCGACTATGGCTCGACGGGGTTCTTCCAGGGGGCGATCCCGGCTCTTGCCGGCCAACTGCCGAACATGGCAGGCGGGCTGCTGGCAGGCATCCAGGCGGCTCCGTACGCGGCGACGCTGGGCACGGCGGTCGGCGCGTCGGTCGGCTCGCTCGCGGGCGGCATCGGCGCCGTACCGGGCGCTGTGGCGGGTTTCGGCTCGGGTGTCGCCACGGGCATGATCCAGGGCCGCGCGACCGACAGCTTCAAGCAGGAAGCTGGCGGGGCCTACAGCGAGTTCCTACAGATCAAGGGCGACAACGGCGAGCGTGTGGACCCGGAGGTTGCGAAGGGCGCGGCCCTCATCGCAGGCGCGGCGAACGCGGCCCTGGAGACCATCGGCGAGGCGGCCCTCGAACGGCTGGTGCCGGGGCTCGACAAGTACGGCGTCGGCGCGCTGCTGCGGAACGGCTCGCGTGAGATACTGAAGGAGGCGATCAAGCGCCCGTCCATCGCTGCCGTGCTGAAGTCGTTCGGTGGCAACGTCGTGCGCGGCGGCGCGACCGAGATCGGCACGGAGGTGTTGCAGGAAGCCGTGACGATCATGTCGCGGATCGCGACGGAGAAGAACAGCGCGGGCGAGTTCCAGCCCATGGAGGCGGCGGAAATTTCGTCCCGCCTCGTGGAAACGGCGGAGCAGACGGCGCAGGCCATGCTCATCCTGACGCCCGCCCTCGGCTCGACCCGGCTCGGGCGCGACCTCGCGGTGTGGAAGCGCAGTGAGGACATGCGCGCGATCTACCAGAGCGCCAACGAAGCGGCAGCCGGAACCGAACTGCGCACCCGCGCACCGGAGAAGTACCTCGACGCGGTGAAGTCCTTCCTCGGCGACGGCAAGGCCAGCGACACGGTGTACGTGTCCACGGACAAGTTGACCGAACTGTTCCAGTCGATGGACCTGAGCCCGGCCGATCTCGACGCGCGGATTGACGGGTTCTCGGCGCGGTACGCGGAAGCGCTCGCGACCGGGAACGACACGCACATCGACATGGCGGCGTTCCAGACGCATATCGCCGGGACGCCGCTGGGCGAGGCGCTGATCGAGCACCAGCGCTGGCACCCGGAATTGGCGACCGTGGCGGAGGCTCGCGAGGCGCTGGCCGAAGCGCGGTCCGCGCAGGACAGCATGTTGGAGGAGGCGCTTGCGGCGTCGAAGGCCGACGCTGCCAAGGCCGCGCCCCGCAAGCAGGTTGAGGAGAGCGTGTACGCGATGCTCGTCAACATCGGGGAAAGCCCCTCAACGGCGCGGGCGCAGGCGGTGTTGCAGGGCGCGTTTTTCGGGACGATGGGTGAGCGGGCCGGGATCGACCCGGTGCAGCTGTTCAACGATCAGGGCCTCGATATCCGCCGGGCGATGCCGGATGGGCTGGACTACCGAAAGACGGACGAACTCGATTTTGCCCTGGACGCGATCCGTAAGGGCGATGCGGAGCGGGCCGGCAGGTTGCGGCGGAAGGGACAGGGCGCGAGCCTGGGTGCGTTCTTGCGCGGGCGTGGTGGCCTGCGCGAGACCGACGCTTTTGCCGGCGAACTCCGAGCGCGCGACCTGAAGGGCGGCCTGCGGGCGAAGGACGGGGACGGCCTCGATCTTGATAGCGCGTCGCTCGCGGCGGCGGAGGCTGGATACTTCCCAAGCGCGGTGAACGAGGACGGCACGATCAATCGCGAGGGGCTGGTCGAAGCCCTCCTATCCGCCGTGGACGAGGAGGTCGCCGGCCGCCCGCTGTTCACCCTGCGGCCCGACGAGGTGCAGATCGACAGCCGGCTCGCGCGCGTGGAGGCGTTGGCCGAGGAGATGGCGGCGCTCGGCCTCGACACGGCGTCGATGACGAACGATGAAATCCGCACCGAACTGATGAAGGCGTCCAGCCCGAACGCGACCGAGGGGGCGCTGTTCTCTGCCGACCTCGCCGGGCCGCAGCCGGACAAGCGCGGCTCGATCCAATTCCAGAGCGACCGCACGGTCATCAATCTGTTCCAGGCGGCGAACCTCTCGACGTTCCTTCACGAGAGCGCGCATCTGTTCCTTGAGGTATCGAAGCAAGTCGCCGAACGCCCGGTAGAACCCGGCGCGAACGACGCGATCCGCGACGATTGGCGCACGGTGCTGGCCTACATCGGCGCCAAGGAAGGCGAGCCGATCCCGCGTGAGGCGCATGAGAAGTTCGCCAAGGCGTTCGAGACGTACCTGTCCGAGGGGCGGGCCCCGTCCGACGAACTGCGTGGCGTGTTCGAGCGGTTCAAATCGTGGATGCTCCGGGTGTATCGCGGGGTCTCCCGAGCCATCGGCCTGCCGGCGATCTCGCCCGAAATCCGCGACGTGTTCGACCGGATGCTCGCGACGGATCAGGAAATCGCGGAGGTGCAGTCCGACCGGGCTGTGCGTCCGATGTTCGCCAGCGCCGCAGAGGCGGGCCTGACGGACCTTCAGTGGGCGAAGATGGTCAAGGCCGCCGAAGCCGCCACGGACGCTGCTAAGGGCTCCCTGCTGGCCCGCATGATGGGCGAGCGCGCCCGCGAACAGACGGCCGAGTGGAAGGCGCAGAAGGAAGCGATCCGCGCCGAGGTGGTGGACGACCTGTCGCAACGCCCGGTGTATCAGGCGCAGCACTACATCCGCACGGGTGAAATCCTGAACAGCACCGAGACGGTGCCGGCGGACATCGGCGAACGCCGCCTCGACCGGGCGTGGCTCGTGAACCACTTCGGCAAGGATGTGCTGTCGCGCCTGCCCAAGCAGTCCGGCCGGCTCGCCTACGTCGAAAAGGGCGGGATCAGCCCCGACGAGATGGCGGATTGGTTCGGGTTCACGTCCGGCGAGCAAATGATCGGCGAGATGCTGTCGGCGGTCCCGTACCAGCGCGCCGTCGTGGCGCGCACCGACGAACTGATGCGCGAGCGCAACGGCGACCTGTTGTCCAATCAGGCGGCGGCGGCAGAGGCGGCGACGGAGGCGTTCCACAACGACGTGCGCGCGCCGTTCCTTGAGCTCGAACTGCAAGCGCTGGCGGCCAAGGCCAAGATCAAGGCCGGCAAGGTGCTGCCGCAGAAAGTCGCCCGGCAGATGGCCCGCGACCTGATCCGGGGCAAAAAGGCCTCCGAGGCCGGGCGCGTGGCCGTGTTCGCCAGGGCGCGCGACAAGGCGGCTCGTGCGGCCGAGAGCGCGATGCTGCGCGGGGACTGGACGGCGGCGGCTGAGGCCAAACGTCAGCAGATTTTCAACCACTACCTGACCCTGGAGGCGCAGTCGGCGCGCGACGAGGCCGAGGCGATCCGGCGCTACCTCGACAAGTTCTCGGACCGGAAGCGGCCGGGCGGCGTGGACCCGGACTACCTCGACCAGATAGAAGGCATCCTCGAGCGGTTCGAGTTCAAGCGGGCGACATCCCTGCCGGCCATCGAGCGGCGCAAGACCCTGGCCGCGTTCGTGGCCGAGGCGGAGGCGCGCGGCGACGCGCTGCTGATCCCGCAAGACCTCCTCGATAAGGCTGCGCTCACGTCCTACAAGGACATGACGATGGAAGACCTCGACGCCCTACGTGACGTGGTGAAGAACATCGAGCACCTGGGCCGGCTGAAGAACCGGCTGCTGGAAAAGGGCCGGCTCGTGTCATTCGAGCGCGTGCGTGACGAGCTCGTGGCGCAGGCGCGGAAGACCCCGACGAAGAAGCAGATCAAGGGCAGGAACCCCGACGCGCTGGAACGGTTCGCGGCGGGCGTGGCCGGCGCTGACGCGCACCTGTTGAAAATGGAGCAGGTGTTCCAGTGGCTCGATTTCGGCGACGCGAGCGGGCCGTTCTCGCGGATCATCTTCGGCAAGTTCGTGGACGCGCAGAACCGGAAGAGCGAGATGCAGCTTGCCACGTCGGCCAAGCTCAGGGCGATCCTCGACCGTTTCGAGCCGGGGCATATGACCGAGCGTGTCGCCGTGCCGGCCCGCCCGGAACTGTCGTTTCTACGCTCCGAGCTTATCATGATGGGGCTCAACCAGGGATCGGAAAGCAACCGAACGAAAATCCTCAAGGGCGAGATGCAGGCGGCGAACTCGTTCCGGTCCGAGGAGGAAATGAATTCGGCACTGTCACTGCTTCGGAAAGAAGAGTGGGACGCCATCCAAGAGATATTGGACTTGCTCGAAAGCTTCTGGCCCGAAACCGCCGCGCTGGAGCGTCGGCTAACCGGCGTGGAGCCGCCGCGCGTCGAGCGTCGCAAGATCGTAACCGCGTTCGGAGAGTACGCGGGCGGGTATTTCCCGGTGGTGTACGACCCGCGCGTCTCGGCCGACGTGTCTCGCCGGGCCGATGCCGAGGCGGCGAAGATGTTCGACAACAACACGTTCAGTCGCCCGGCCGTGTCGCACGGGTTCACGAAGGCGCGCGTCGAGAATTACGCCCGGCCGATCCTGTTGCAGTTCGGCGCGCTCACGGGGCACATCGACGCTGCGATCCAGAACATCACGCACCGCGAGCCGGTGCGCGACGCGCTGAAGCTGCTGTCCGATCCGACGCTTGAGGCGACGCTGCGCGAGACGATGGGTCCGGCCGTCACGGGCGAGATGACGAAGTGGCTTCAGCGGATCGCGAACGACCGGGGCGAGCCGGCCTCGAATGCCACGATTGCCCGCATCTTCTCGGGCGCGCGGGCGAATATCAGCCTGTACGCCATGGGTTTCCGGCTGACCACGGCGTTGTCTCAGTTCGCCGGCTGGTCCAACTCGCTCGAAAAGGTGCGGCCCGGGTTCCTCGGGTCAGCGCTGTACGAGATGACGTTCCGCCCGCGCGAGACGTGGGACCTGATCTCATCCAAGTCGGGCGAGATGCGAGACCGGACGAACAACCTCGACCGTGACGTGCGCTCGGCGCTCGCCCGCCTGGAGGGCAAGACGGGCCCGGTGGACGCCTTCAAGCGTCATGCGTTCTTCTTCACGGCGATGGCGGATCGCATGGTCGCCGGCCCGACGTGGCTCGGCGCGTACAACCAGCACCTCGCCACGTACCCGACCGACGAGACCGGGGCCGTGCGCTCGGGCGACGCGGCTGTTCGCCTCACGCAGGGCTCCGGTGCGGCGAAAGACCTGTCCTCGATCATGGGCAATAAGAACGAGGCGCTTCAGGTCTATACGATGTTCTATTCTTATTTCAACCTGTACTATAATCGGTTGCGCACACTCGGCCGCGATACCCGTGCTGTATTCAGAGACGGAGAATACGAGGACATTCCGCATTTGCTCGCGCGGTCCCTGGCCCTCGTGATCCTGCCGGCGGTCATGGCCGACGCGCTCGTGGGGAAGTGGAAGGACGAGGACGAGACCGTCGCATGGTGGGCGTTCCGGAAGGCGAGCCTCTATCCGCTGATGTCTGTGCCCCTGGCGAGGGACATCGCCGGCTCTCTTGACAGCGGCCTTGCCTACCAGATGTCTCCACTCGCTCGCTTCGGTGAACTCGCTACGAAGCTGGCGCAGGACGCGAACAAGGTCGCGAAGGGCGAAGAGGTCGAAAGTCGCATGGTTGCCAAACGTGCGGCCGAACTCGCTGGGTACACGTTCGGGTTGCCGCTGGGGCAGACGGTTGGCACGGCGTCGAACGTGTGGCAAGGGTTGGAGCAGAACGATTTCAAAACGCGCGATCTGTTGTTCGGCCGCCGCGCGTTCGGGGACACCCGCGATCAGTAGGGAATGACGATGAGCCTGTTCACCGACAAGGCCCCGGCGATCATGCGGGACCTCATGGAAGTGTTCTCGCTGGACGCGGACAGCGCTGCCGCCATCGTCGGGAACCTCGGCCACGAGAGCGGTGGGTTCAAATTCCTTCAGGAGAAGAAGCCGCTCGTCCCGGGCAGCCGAGGCGGGTGGGGGTGGGCGCAGTGGACCGGCCCGCGCCGCCGGCAGTTCGAGATCTGGGTCGCGGCGAAGGGGTTCGACCCGGCCAGCGACGCCGCGAACCTCGGCTTCCTCATCCACGAGCTACGGACGAGTGAGGCTAAGGCGATCCCGGCGGTGAAGGCCGCGCGTGGGTTGGGCGCCAAGGTGAAGGCGTTCGAGGCTTCGTTCGAGCGAGCCGGTGTCAAGCACTACCCGTCGCGGATCAAGTACGCCGAGCAGGCGCTCGCTGCGTACAACGGGGGCGGGCCCGTCCCGGCACCGGTCAAGCCCAAGCCCCGCCAGTGGGCGGAGGACAGCCTCGCGGTGTTCGAGGTACGCGCGGTGCAAGAGCGGCTGCGCGCGCTCGGGTACTTCATGGTCGGCAAGGTCGATGGCGATTGGGGCACGTCCACCACGGCGGCGATCATCGCCCTACAGACGCAGGCTGGCATCACGGCGGACGGGCACTACGGACCGCAGACGAAAGCGGCCCTCGCCGACGACGGGAACAAGCGCACGATCCCCGAGGCCCGTGCCAGCACCACGGCGAAAGACCTCAGAAATCAGGGCTCGACCATCGCCATCGAAGGCAATCGGGTCACGTGGACTTCCGTCCTCGGGCTGCTCGCCGCCCTCGTCGGCGCCGCCCACGCCGCCTACACCGCGCCGGCGGAGTTGCCGTTCGGATCGTCTGTCTTCCTCAGCCTCGTGCCGGCCCCGTTCGGCTCGATCCTCTCGGCGGCTGCCCCGTACCTCCTGGCGTTCCTGCCCCTGGCGTACAACGCTCTGGCGGCGCAAGGGATCGTCCGCGCGCGCGTGGTGGCGGAGCGGACTGGCCTGCACAACGGCGAACCCTCACCGGCCCCCACGACCGAGGAGGAACCATCCGACACGCCGCCGCTTGGTGGGCTGCTGGGGTCACTGTTCGGGCGAGGGCGGGCTTCGTGAGCAGAGCGCACCAGACAGGCGACAGCCCGACGAGCATGAACAAGACGCGCCCGCTCGAATGGCTGCTGGCCTGCTGCATGATCGTGTGGGGCGTCTCGCTTCTCAGGCCGGGACCCTACTTCGACCTGCCGGCGTACCGGGTCATGGCGACAATCGCGCACGAGACGACGTGGGGCATGTTCGCGGTGTGCGCCGGGCTTCTGAGGTGCCTCGGGCTCGCGGTGAACGGATGGTGGCGCAGGACGCCGGTTATCCGGTTCGCTGGGTCGTTCTTCGGCGGCCTGTGCTGGCTGTCCATCGGCTTCCTGATGTATGCCGGGTCCGTGGTGGAGGACAGTCGTCTGCCCGCTGGGATGGGCTTCTACGTGGTGTTCTTCGCGTTCGAGGGGTGGTGTACTCTGGCGACAGGGTACGACATGAATAAGAACGGGTCGCTATCCACCGGAGCCGTCGCGCGTAATGTCCGCTGATGAAGTGAAGCCGTGGATCGATCTCCTCGTTACGCTGCTCACGGGCGGCGGCGTGGGCGGCATCATCCTCGCGATGCTCGGATACATGAAGGCCAAGCGGGAGAGACCGCCGCATATCGCCGACCCGAATGTCGGCGGCGGCGCGCTCGCGCAGATCGGCGGCATGGTCATGGGCCGGCAGACGGCGGACGAGATGATCGCGGCGCTGAACTCGATTGCCGCTGCGCAGGACCGATGTACCCTGGTGCGCGAGAAGGAAATCCGGGTGGCGCAGGAGTTGGGCGAGACGCGCCACCGGGAAATCCGGGTGATGAACGACCGGCTCGATACGCTGTGCGACCGGCTTAAGAACCTTCCGGGGTGTTCGGCGTAGCGTCGCCGTCGAGTTCGGCGAGGATGGCGCGGGCGTGCTCCACTGCTGTTTCGAAGTTGACCATCTGGTTCACGTCGTCGTCGCCCATTACATCCGCGGTCAGTAAGCGCACGATCTCGACCAGCGCCTTGTGGTGGTTCACGGCGCGGACGACGTGAGCAGTAGCACCAGGATGGTTCGTCTCCACAGCGACCATATTCTGGCCGTCGTATGCGACCTTTGGGTTGGCCGGGTAAATCTGTAATTTCATCTTCATTTCTCGTCCCCCTTATGGCGGGGCGCGACACGCGCGCCCCTGATACTCAGCCCCGGCGGCGCCGGCCCTGGCCGCCCGTGGCGGCTTCTTCGACGGCATCGACCTGATCCTCGCCGACGCTGCCGGGCCCGGTCTCCTGCGGGTCCACGACGCCCGGCTCGACCGTCTCGACCGTGACTTCGCCGGCCTGCCCGGTCTCGTCCACCTCGACGTCTGCCGGCGACGGAGCCGCCTCGGCTGCCGCCCGCGAGGTGAACCGGTGCTCGACCTTGAGCACGTCCACGCCGGGGAGGGCTGCTAGGGCGGCGATGCCGTGGCCGTCTTCGGCCGAGAGGATCGCGTTCGAGACCGCGATCTGACTGCGAGTGCTGTTCTTCTCGACGGGCACGAACACGCGCAGGGTCACGACCGCGCCGACTTCACGCTTTGCCATATCTGTTGTCTCCTCAGAACCTATCATCGTCAGCGGCGGGCTCATCCCGATCCGCACTCATCGGGACCTCGCCCGTTTCCGGGTCGTGATCCTCCTCCTGAGGCGGCGACACGCGCGCCGCCACCTCGTGAAGCTCGTCGTTAATCGGCTCAAGCGCCGGCAGGGCTCGCGGGTCCAGGCCCTTGAGGAACTCGGCCAACGCACCCTGGCCCTTGCCGGCGGCCTCCCTGGCCGCAGCAAACAGCCTCTCGCGCGCGGATGGACCTTTCGCCGGCTCGTCCTTCAGCGGCCGGACGACGAACGGCGCGCGCTTGGCCCGCGTGACGGTCAGGGCCAGCGTCTTCTCCCGCTCGATCCCCGAGACGTGGCTGATCCGGATGCCGCCGACCTTCATGCCGCCGAACATCACGTCCGGATCGCAGTACAGGGTCATCCGCCGTCCGGTGTACGCCGCGCCGTCCGCGCCCCACACGGCCACGAGCACGCGGCGCATGGACTTGCAGGGCTTGTACGGCTTGCCGTTGTCGCCGTCGAAGTTGATGGCGATGGGCTGATCCGGCTCGGATGCGCGGGACACGCGCGTCACAGTGATCGTGCGGGGCCCGGCGATCAGATCGTCGGCGTTGATCTGATCGCTCTTGGGGGCGATGGTCGCGGACAGGTCCGTCATACGACGATGTCCCGCGCGACGCGTTCGGTCGGAACGGCACCAGACACGGCAACCGCCGTGTCGTACCGAACGAGGGCCTCCTTGACCCGCTCCTCGAACGCGCCTGCCGCCGACACGATGGCGTCCTGCATCTTCGCGTCGGGGTAGCAGCGCATGACGGCCATCGGGAGGCCGCCGGAATACGAGAGCAAGTCGCACCACTCGCGGCCCGTAACGAGCAAGCCGGTCTGAACCTGAAGCGCGTAGTCCGCCGGTATCGTGCCGTCGAACACATGCACGACGAACGTCTCGATCTGGTACTTCTGCCGGCGCGACTTGGCCTCGACAAGCCCGGTCTCCCCGACCATGCCGTCCGGCGAATACCCGAGCGTGAAGCCCCACTCGTCGTTCGTCACGAACCCGACGCGCTCGACGGGCGCATGGTGCTTCTCGTACATGTCGATGGCGGCCTGCTCGTCATCGATCCCGCGCAACATGTCGTCGCTGATATAGTGCGGCTCGACATAGCCGGTAATACGCTGGGCGAGCAGTTCGTACAGGTGCGACCGCTCCTTTTCGTTGCTCGCAATCTTGAGCGTCGGCGTGAGAATGAGTTTCATCTCGCTCGCCGTGAGCAAGCCGCACCGGGCGGCGAGCCATTCGTCGGAGCCTTGGATCAGGGCGTCGTGGATCTGGATACCCATCACAGCACCTCCGCATAGTCGGCGTCATCGATCCCGCCGTCGTGAACGGGCGCGGCCAGGGCGGGCACGGGCGGCAGGCCGGCAGTGGATGCGGGCTCGAACTTGGCCCACGCCTTGGCGAGGGCGGCGTCGAAGGTCTCGCCGAATTGCGCTGCGATCTCCAGCTTGACGCCATCGCGCTCGGCCCGGATCTGGCACGACCATGCGTTGTCGGACTTCACGTATCCGCCGCGTGGATAACGCCCGATCACAACGCCGACATCCTGCGCGTCGCACGCTTCCAAAATCTCTCTCGTGGTTTTCATCGCTTCAGTTCCTTGTTGTCCCATCTCTACCTAAAACCATGTTTGACGTAGCGTCAAGCGGCGATTATGATCGGCATCGAAACGGAGGGGTTGATATGCCAGTGGAAAGTACGCCGGTCGAACGGCTTTTGGCGCTGTTCAATACGCGCACACGGAAAGGCTGTATCCGGCCCGTTCAAGAGCGCAACAACGGCATGTCGCAATTCGCTCAGAAAAGCGGCATCGACATTGCGGTTTTGTCGCGCTGGCGTCACGGGAAGGCATCTGTGCCTGCCGGCCGCATTCCGACGAGCTATAACCAGCGGATCATCGAGACGTGCGACCGCGAGGGCATCTCGCGCACGAACCTGATCGGTATCCTCGATCCGCATCGGTGCGAGGCGTGCGGCAAGACGCTGACCGGGGGTGAGGAGTGAGCGGCGTAACGCTCCGTCCGTACCAAGTCGAGGGCGTGGATAAAATCCGCGCGTCCCTGCGCTCGAACGATGCGGTGCTGTTTCAGGCCCCGACCGGGGCGGGCAAGACGCAGGTCGTCGCGTACATGATGCACGCCGCTGTGGCGAAGGGCGGTCGTCCCTGGTTCGTGATGCACCGCGACTTCCTCGTGGACCAGACGAGCAAGACCCTCTCGCGCGTCGGCGTCGATCACGCCTTCATCGCCGCCGGCCGACCCTGGAACCCGTGGAAGCCCGCTCAGGTGTGCGCCATCGACACGCTACGGACCCGGCTTGAACGCGTGCCGCCCGAACGCCTGCCTACCGTCGTGTTCGTGGACGAGGCGCACCATGCCTGCGCGGCGACGTGGCTGCGGTGCCTGCGCTGGCTGATGGAGCGCGGCTGCAAGGTCGTTGGCGTG